CGGTAGAGGTCCCCCACTTGATTTTTGCGTTTAGAATCGCCGCAACATCAGGGGTCGTCAGTTTATACCATCGGGTGTTCGCATCTGTCTTGTCCGCCCATGTTGTCGCATCAGGGAATATCCCGGCCCATGAGGTAGTAGAACTCACAAACGTCGTTAAAAAATCTCCCCATACTCGAACTGTTTTTTCTGAACCCAGATCGTATTCAGGAGAAGTCCAAGTTCCAGTTAAATTACTGGGTGTAGTTTGCAACAAGGTAAAATTATCAAAATCAGCACTTGAATCATCTGCACCTGCAACAATTCTATATCCGCCAGTTGTTTCCGCAGTCCATTCAAGCGAGTCTTGAGTTCCATCTTCCGATATTGTACCTATTGTCTGGGTTCCGTCAAAGCTCTGGACAATCCAAGTTGAGACAATATTGGCACAATCATAAGTCATTTTGTACGTAAGCCCAATGGTTGTTGGGGCTGAAAGGACTGGACAGGTACAATACTGATCTGCCGCGCTTGCCGTAATGGTTAGATCACCGGTCTCGTCGTAAGCGTTTAGATCAACGTTGGCCCACGCAGAAGCCCCCGAGAAATCCCTATCAACCTGATTCGGCATCCACTCGGTTTTATGGCTACATTTCAAACAATCATCGCCACTATAAAGTTCGTATTCAGTGTTGTCGTGTGTTCCAATACCGTTGTAATCCCAAGACCACGTATTCTTGTCAGTATATCCGGGTGGGTAGAAAACTGTTACCGATGCGGATACTGGAGTGGTCGCATAATTGCCAGAATTATCTTTCCCATTACACCAAAATGTAAAAGTTCCCAGTTTGATTCCAGTAAGCCTGAAATTTGGCGTTTCATTAAAGGCAACAAACAAACCGCCAACCCATGCGGCACCTACCCTAAGCTCATACCCTTCAACATCAGGATCGGAAACCTTCTCGCCATAAACACTCACGGTGTCTCCAGCGGCCACTGCGGTTATTGCTGTCATATCGGAAGGAACACTAGTTTTTCCTACAATCAGCCTGGAAACAGTATATGCAGAATCAAAATCTTCTTTCACACCATGAATCGAAACCGAACGCATTTTACAATAATACGTTTCGCCTTCTTCAACCGGGTCAAGGATAAAATCAGTTGTGGCAGTCGTCATAAATTTCCACGTTCCTGCAACTCCGACCTTAACCCAAATCTCAGCTTCTTTCCACCAGGGATAATCCGCTGCTGCCGGTTTGTCGAAGTCTATCTTCCATCTTGTAAAAGAACGATCCCGATAATAATAAACCTCTTCTGCCTGCGTCACATTTATCACCGAATACGGAGCCGCCGAAGGGTCGGGAAGGTCGGTATCATGCCAACTGTGCGCTAAGAGGTTATATGTATCATCATAAAAGGCGCTCTCCTCTTCCACTAAATCCAACTGAACAAGATTATCGGGAAGAAACATTGTATTAAGAACTCGTAAGGTTTTCGCTGTCCAACCTGGGAAAGAATGCGTCAAAGATATTAAATCCAAAGGTTCCAACGCCATCGCTTTGTTATGTGCCACCAAAGATATAGACTTGTTCACCCTGAATCGCTCAAGGAAATAGTTAGCCATTTTCTGCGCATTTGAAGAAGAATTGATCCCCAATAGCTCAATTTCTTTCTCCCTATAATCTCCATCCGCAGTAATAGCATCCGCATCCGAAAGAATATAATCCCCCACTTGGTATTTGAGTTCGCTGTCTAAGTATTTTATTCGTATTGCATTTGGGGTATCAAATATAGAAGGTTGGGTTATTGAAAGAGAGCTCTCTCCAGTCTCAACAACATCATCTTCTGTTAGAGTCATGCAAACAGACTCATAATTCATATCTTTATATTTAAGTTTAAATTCATTATCGGAATAAGTCTCACAGCCCCGGAAGCAGCTTAAAATAGAAGTAAGATTATCAATCACGGGTCCATTGTTTCTTATTGGCATCCCTATGGTCCAACCTTTTGTGTCACAATAGCTGGCCGTGTCAATAATCGAGGTGTCGTTCAATCTGGTTGCACCGATCCCTATTCCACCACGCTTGGAAGATCGGACATTCATATCTCTTGCACACAGGGCGGGATTGGTAGTGTATTCCGTAACCTCTGTATCGGGATTGTAAACCTTAAGCCCCTCGACCTCTAAAGTAATCTGAGGCAGGTTTTGGAATACATCTGAATCATACTCCAGACGAACATAGATATACGCCGTATAATGGAGAGGATCAGTCCATTCGGGGATTGCCGCATGAAGAGTAGCACATACAGTTTGATCCGATGTACCGGTAAAGAATTCGTAATGAACGAGAGCACCGTAATCGGTGTAGATCTTATCGTCAAGGAATAATTGATCCACTGCTCCAGTCTGTCCGATTCCGTTTACTTCCCCTTCACCTACCACACCAATGATATGGATATACTTATTATCCGTCCCCGAGGTGCCAACATACACCCTATTAATTCCCACTCTACTTCTACCATATAACAAGGGGATGGGGGCTTGGGTGTCGGAAACATTAATAAGATGGCCGCGTGACCCTTCTTGATCTAATCCAGTAGATATGTCGGGAGCACCTTCCGCGAGAATACTGGAGAGGGCCATATTTGCAACCATCAATCCAATAGAAATAATTATTGCGGTCGCGTTTGCGGCTAAATAGGCGCCTACTGCTGCTGCGGCTGCTGGCATTTTTGCCTCCAGATAATAATAGGTTTATTTTCCGCATCTATCTTAAATACCGAAACACCCTTGCGAATAAACGAGGTACACCCTTGCCCGTTTCCAGTGTAAACTGCAACAAACCGTTTACCACCTGATTGTTCTACCAACATAATATCCCCTGCTACTTTTCCCGGCACCCTCTGCATAAAGGAATCAAAAAATTCAATCACAGTTTTTATGGCACCTTCTTCATCCTGTGTATAGTATTGGGAATAATTGGTCTTGTCCCATTTCTGGAAATGGTCGGGGAACCCCTTCCCTGTTTCCCAATACAATGATGCCAATAAACCCAAACAATCATAAGAATCGGAACCGGTTGCCCCCTTCTCGTATGGCTTATCAAGTTGATGCCCAATAAGTTCCGCAAATGTCATGCCTGTACCCTTCCCCACCAAATTTCTTTTTCGGCTATAGAGGGCAAAAACCTAAACCCTCCGAAATTGTTAGTATTACTCAGCACCATGCATCTGTCATAACTTTTATCACACCACGTCTCCCCACCCGCATATGCACATTCCGTCCCTTTAAAATCCCACGGACATGTGGCCTGTGCGATTCGCAATGTTTTCTTTTTCCATAAAATAAACTCATTCACTACGGTAAGCTGAGTTTTGAGTTCCGAAGAATTCCAATCAGAAATAATTCCTTGAAATAAATCAATCACCCCGTACTCAAAGGGTATTCCATATTTTATACCAAAAGACAATTTTGCCGTCTTATTTCTCACATCCTCGCCAAGAAACAATGTACTAAAATACAGACCAGCATTATCCAAGTTGAGGGAAATCTTATCTACTGACATGTTCGCTGCGTATGCTATATCTGAGAAATCAAACCCAACAGAAAGATATAAATTCCCATCATAAAAAATGTCCTGATCGGCATCGGTAAAATAGTAATCCGCTGTCAGGTTCAATTCCAATAGAAAGAAGGTCATCGCAACCTCTTTCTCAATCTCAGCTATGATATCGACATCAATATTTCGCATTAGAACGCCAATCCTTTTAACTTTAGCCCCGTCCGGTACAGTGTACGAGTAAAACTTTCCCTTGACATCTTATCCTCTTCAAATCGGCACGGGATTCTCAAAAACCCGGTGAAGTCGCAAGTTATGATATCCCCTTCTGCCGGTTCTACTGTAAACGATATTCGGTCACTGCTCTCAGAACCACCACCTGTTAAGATTTCATACCCTGAATCAAACTCAGCACCATTTACGTAAATGGTTTCTGAGGATGTAGACTTTCCAGGCACATCCCAAATTAACGTAACCCCATCTCCTATTCCAATATACAGGGAGGTATGTGCCACCGACACAAGATCATAAAAATAAAAACTCTCCGCGCTCCCTTTACGCGCCTGATAAAAAGCCCAAAGTAATTGTATATTAGCTGGCGTGAGAACGTCATATTTCAGAGTAACATTGTATTTTGCATAATCCCACTTTTGTCGGCGCTGTTCCTTCCCGCTATCAAAGGTAGTTTTGAGTGTTTTCCATTCCGATTCTATGTCAATCGGATAAGATGGTTTTGGGGTTGCTGGAAATTCTGCCATTTCTTATCTCCCTATAGCCGTTGCGATTGCTCCTCGCATCGAAGAATCATTGTTGTTTATTGCTGATATTATTGGCCCAATAATCGCTTGTGGATTGCGCTTTGTCATATCCGAGAACGATTTCGCATCCGCAGCCTGGATTACGATATTGTAGTTTACCTGAGTTTCACCCGATCCACCGGACCCATTAACATTGGCTGTCTTTTTACCCCTCGGAATAACCCTCTCGCCTTTTTGCAATATGGCAGGGATCTCGTCAGACATTAATCCTTTATGGAACCGAGGAGCGTTAGAGAAATAAGACGATGGGAGTGTTCGCGTAAAGGAGGCGTTCTGACCAACTATCCCACCACCATGAAGTCCTTGTGCCTGAACTCCAGCAGCGGATACGGCAGCATAGCTTCCGGGGGTCATGTTCCCTGCCAGATTGAATAGACTTCCAATAATAAGTTTCTTAACTCCCATGGCAACCTGCGCCCTTGTCCAATCAACAACCATCTGCGATAGCATATCCGACCATGCCCGTGTTATAGACTGAATAAAGCTAGTGAAGAAAGACTTAAAATCAAGAACCTGGGTGGTGAGTGCGGTATAGAAGAAATCACTTGAAGATGCTTTCATGGCATTGTATGAGGCATCAACAAAATCAACCATCAACTGAATAGTTGACTTGATGGATAGCGCATAGTTCTCCCACGCAGCCACCAAACCTTCAATCATGCTTGTGGTGTTTTCAATTATAAATTCATTCTTCTCTATGGTTGCCTGCTTGATCTGATTATCCCTCCACGCTCCAATTTCAACTTCATTTAGACCGGCGTTGCGAAGGGTCTGGGCAAGGGCATCAATCTGTTCCACTCTGAATTGATAATAACCAGTTGAATATTCCTTTGCAAGGTTAAGGGCGTCAAGACGGGCCTTTGCGCTATCCTTCCCCAATTTAACCCCATCATCAACTTCCCTTTTCATATTCTTCATTGCATCATCGGAGGCCTTCCGCGCTTCTTCAGCCTGTTTTTCCTTTAACTTCATGTCGGCCAGTAATATTTGTGCATTAGCGTTTTCCCTGATCGCTACCCTTCGGTCATTTGAAGCTTTATCAAATCCAGCCATCTTATCTGTTTTAAATTTGCCAGCTTCACCAAAAGTCATCTCTCCC